CCTCGCTACCAAAGACATGTATGGTTTCCTTATAATGCTTTTCAAAGTCATCCTCGTAATACATATCTACAACTTCTTGTGTGACAGGTGTGCCAACTTCCCAGTTATATTCAGGGTCGTTAGGTTGACACAGGTGTCCAACTCCTAAAGTTTTATAGCCTAGACTATCTATATAAATTTCTAACACTTCACCTTCGTGTCTCTTTATTTCAGCTTTGCAAAGTTCTATATCCATTTTATTTTTATTCATAAAAAACATTTAATCCTTCTACCTCTCTTTGTTTAGCATGTTGTATTGCTTTATCTTTAATTGACTGTGGAATATTTTTTATGTTTCCTTCTATTTTCATATTCTGTAATATTTTTATTTCTTTTTGATTTAATGTAGGAACTAACAAGGGTATTAATTTTTGATTATCTTCAGGTCCTATTCCCATAGAAACTTCTGTCATAATTTGTCCTGTCACATTATTTTTTATAGGACCTAACCAGCCTTGTGAAGATTTTTTTGTTCCGTCTACACGTGTCATATCTCCACCACCTTCAGCTAATCCAAGCCTAGCCATCTGGTCAGAATAAGGTTTACCTGTATTAGGGTCTACTCTATCAGCAGGGTTTTCTTTAGTGTAAGGAACATCATCTTTACCTTCTACTAAACCACCTGTTGCATAGTTTCTTTTATAAGACCTTTCATATGTTCTAGTGTACTTTCTATCTACTGGTCTATCTTTAATACCTAAAAGATAATTACCTTCTTTATCTATTTCTTTAGCTTTTTTTACAAGTTCATCATAAGGATTTTCTTCAAAGTACTCTCCAAAATAAGTTTCTATCATTCCGGCTGTACCTATTAACGGAGCTTTTCTAGCTAATGTCTCAGTCACTCCTCTTCTTCCTAGAAGCAATCCTAGGGTATCTGTCATAACTGGACCACCTAGACTAATACTAGAAACCGCAGGATTTTTTGTGTATTCTATAGAATCTTTAAAACGATAACCATAATCAAGAGGACCTAATAAACCTACACGTTGAAAAGCTTTTCTTATATCTTCACCTTCAAGTCCGTCTTGAACTATCCTATCTTTGTTTTCTTTGTTAGACCTCCAGTAGTTCGTAGCTAAAGCCATGTTTGCAGTTATTAAAGCGAATGCTCCTAACTTAGCACCATTTACTTTAGGGTTTACAACTGCAGACCTTATATAGTTTTTTAATACTGTATTACTAAAAACAGCAGGGTATCTTAAAAATTGTGTAAGTATGTCTACTTTAGGATTAGTCATAAATACTGGTATCCTAGCTCTATCTCTTCCTACAGGCATAATTACTTCATTTACAAACCTACCTGCTCCTTGAATTACAGATTTATAAAAATCATCAGCATATTTTATTTCTCCTGTTAGTACTCCATTTTTTCTTTCAGCACCAAAAGTTGTCTTTGCTCCACTATTCAACCATCTAATACCATCTTCTACATCTATACCTAAATCAAACAGTTCACTTTTTAATCTTTGAACTTCTTTTATTTTACTAGTTGATTTTACTTTAGCACGTTTATCAGCTAAAACTTTTTCCATCAATCTAGACTCATCAAAAATATCTACACCTTCTTTAGCAAGTTTATCAAGAGATTCTAAATTTTCTCTTATTAATCCTTTACCTATATTAAAGGAAGCAAGTTGTACACTTTTTGTCCAAGGAGTTAATATATTAAGTCTAAAAAATCCTCTACCTATTTTTTTAAGTGCTTCGTTTTGTAATCCTTCTCCAGTTAATCTGTTTGTAGATTCTGCAAATGCTTCGTCCATTGCCATAAAAACTTGTTGCATTTCTTTTTGAATGTCAGAGTCTTTCATCTTATGTTTTGCTCTGAGAAGTACAGGTATATCTTGAACAAATATTTTATGTCCTTCTGCTACTCCTTTAAGTGCATCTTTAGCAGGACCAGTTATAGAACCTCCTGTTTTTGTAAGAGGTATTATTGCTTCTGTCAATGAGGAAACTGTTGCAAGTGGTAGATAAGCTATAGAGTTTGCAAGTTTTGTAGCATCATAAACACCCTGCATTAAACCACTATCAAAATAATCAACTTGTCCAGTTACAGACTTATATAATTTTATTATGCTTTTTTTATCTGATGAAGTAAGTCCTCTACTTTGCCCTCTAGCTTCCCTTAGTTCTTTATCCATAGGGTCTAGCCATCTTTCTCTAAACTGTGCTTCGTTTGATTTACGAGTAAATTTTGGAAGTAAGAAACTTTTTTTATGTTGAATAGTGTTAGCTGCATTCATATAATAATTAATAGCAGTATTAAAATCAGTAGTTAAGAATGCTTCAAACGCATTATCGTCTAAGTCTTTAAAAGCCCTTGCTTGTGTTAATAAAACAGAGTGAGAAGAAAACAATTCATTTTTTTTATTTAACATACCATCAACTAAATTTGATGCTTCTGCTTCATTCTTTACAATTTTTTCATCTATTAACTTTTGTTGAAACACTGTTCTGTTATCTTCAATAGCTTTTCTGTTCCAACTTCTAGGAAAGTAATTAGCTAGTTTTCTTTCTTCTTGTATAAGACCTGCATCAACAGCATCATCAAATATTTTATTAAAGAAAGCTTCTAAATCTTTAGCAACCTGTTGTACTTCAGCTCCATACTTCTCAGGTTTAGCACCCCTCATAATTCTTATTACAGCTAATTCATCACTTTCTTTAAAAGCTCCTGTTTTTCTTAAAGGAGCAGTAGCTTCATCAAACACTCTATGATATTGTGACCTAAGATTATCTAACATTTCTCCATGACCAAGCTCTACTTTTTTTGTAGTTACTGAAGTAAATGTTCTATCAAAATCTTCTCTAAATAAATTACCTAATAATTTAGTACTTGGAGAAAACTTTGCTTTAGTATCTAATAAAGATGTTGCCGAGCCTATTGGAATAACACTACCTTTAGCCTTGTCTGCAATTTCTAAAGTTTTATAAACTTTATCCATTAAGCTTCCTTCTTTAGTTTTTAAATACTCGTCATCAGAATAAAGCCTATTCATTTTACTATAATATAAATTAGCTTTTTGTATTCCACCAGCTACAAGACCACCTGTTAAAACTCCTAAAGTAGTAGAACCAGCTAGTTCTGGAAGTGAATATAATTTTCTTATATTTGTATTTAATTCTGTAGTTTGTCTAAAATGATTATCAAGACCTAACCAAGCTCCAGCTTCAACAGCACCTACCGCAGCAGCTTTTTTTACAGCCTTCTTACCTTCTTCTTTTAAACTTCCTGCTGCTACACGTGCAGGTCCTACAAAAGCAGGTGTAGGTCCTACAAAATTCTTAGCTACTTTTAAACCTGTTGTACCTATAGCTGTTCTACTAGCTAAAGAAGTTCCTCCTGTAAAAGGAGCAGCTAATGCAGCCACAATAAAAGTAGGGTCAGTTGCTATATCAATACCTGCATCTTTTACTAAACCTGCAAATTGTTTAAGACTTCCTAAATCAGCATTATCAAACTCACGTCTTAAATACGCATAGTCTTGTTTTTGTTGCTCATTAAATTTACCACTTTGCATGGCTCTACTCATTCCAGATGCTAGATTAAAATCTGAATCTCTTAAGTATTCAAATACATCATCAGATTTTTCACCTACAGACTGTAAAAATCTTTCAGAGACTTCTAAAAAGTTTTCATCTTTTTCTAAATCGTCTAAAGTTCTTTTAGCTCCATACGTATATCCTAACGAAGCTGGTTTGTTAAAATAATCGTATGCCATTTAAGATAGTATATTAGTTTTTAAAGTTTCAAAAAATGTATTTATAGTTTCATCGTTTTTTAAAGTGTTCCAGTCATTATTTTTATTTGTAAACATTCCAGATACTATACCGTCAGCTTTAAATTTACTTATTTTTCTTTCATTCATCATTCTTCTTTCCATAGCTTCTCTAGCATTTGCACGTAAAGTTTTTATACCGCCTTTAAATCCTAATCCTTGAACTCTAAAAGGAGTTAAGCTTACATTTGTATCTAAACCTAAATAGTTGTAAAGTTCGTCTCCTCGTATACTTGCTAAATATCCTAAATCATCCATAGATAAATTTGATAAATCTAACTTATCCATGTTATCTTCCCAATTAGTAAGATAAGTTAATTTCCTACCTTTATGTGTTTTAATAACGCCTTTTTCTCTATATATATCTGTAATATTAGGTATTGATTCTAAAGTAATATTATTTTCATCAATAACTTCTTGTGGAATAGGAAGTAAGTTATCTAACTTGTCAGTTATTGTCATTACTTCATCAGGTTCTAATTCTCTATTGTTTAACATTCCTATAAAACCTTTACGAAAATTAAGTATTTCTTTTTCTTTCATTTTTTCATTAGGATAAGATTTGTCAAAGTCTTTTACCATGTCAGGTAGTATATCTAAAATATATTCTTCAGTAATATTTTTTCTGTAAGGAAGCATATGAGCTTCTGTCATTCTAATATTTGTAGGGTCTCTATTATCATCTCTATCAAGAACAAAAGATATTGCTCCGGCTGTAAGTTCTACGTCAGTATAGTTTTCAGCCCATTTTGGATTATTATACTTATATAAATGTTCTGTATGAGCTACTCTATTTGCTAAATCACCCATATATGCTTTATCATTTATCATTAATATATCACGAGTTGGGTCATTTTTAATACGTTGCGTAATGTTTTCTGCTCTAGTTGTTAGCACAGTAGGATTAGATTCATAAGATTTATATTCAGCATTTACATCTTTATAAGTTTCTAAAATATTACCAGCCATTGCTCTATCACCAGCATTATTATAAGCATCTGCTACTTGATATAATAAAGAAGGATTATTTTTAAATGCTTCTATTTTTTCATCTTCAGATTGTCCGTTATATGTTTCTATAAGTAATCTACCAGTTGCTTCTTTATTAGCTTCTCTTGTTAAGTAAGCACTAGCATCTAAAGTATCACCTCTAATTAAACCTAAACCTTTATTTAATATTTCTTCTTGAGAAAGCGTAGCGTCTTCTGCAATTACAGTATCAATAACACTATCTATAAATTTTCTATCTGTACCAGTATATTTTTCATATCCTCTTGCAACATTTGCAAGTTTATCACCTACTTCTAAATAAACTTTAGACATGTCAACATCTTTATCTCTAAAAACTAAAGGATTAACTAAACTTCTTTTTACAACTTCTCTATCTTTTAAAGCTGTAAAAGTTGTTCTATTTTCTTTAGCTAGTCTTAAATTTTCTTGTAAATCTAATAGGTCTGAATTAGTAGTAACTAACTCTCCACCATCATCTCTTTTAGTTTTAAATATTCTATTCCATGCAGCTTTTATTAAACCTTTTTTAGTTGGGTCATCTTCTACTAAAGCTAATGCAGCTCTATATTCGTCTGTAGCTTTTTGATTATATTCTGTAGAAGTTTTTGTAGTTGCACGAGGGTCTAGTTTTAATTTTTCCATCCTATCTATAAGCTTTTGTTTTTCGCTGTTGTGAGCTGCGTACATAGATTTTCTAAGTTCTTCATCAGGCTCATTATCTATATTATCCCATGTTACTCTAGCTGCTACAGCTTCATCAGTATTATTTATAATCTTTGCAACTTCTTCATTTAAAAATGTTTCTGGGTTATCATTATATCTTTTTAATAAAGCACGTTCTGGAGCATAAGCTTCAAACTCTTGTTTGTTCTGATTAAAAATATCACTATATTGTTCTTTAACATCGTTAGCACCATCAATAATGCTTTGCTTTTGTTGATTTTGTAAAGCTCCAAAAGTTGCCATGACTGTAGAAGCTAGTAAAGCTCTCTTAGCTTCTTTCTTATCTTCTTTTCTTCTACCTGCTAATAACGAACCAGCTAACTGTCCGTATGCTTGACTACTACCTTTAAAATAATCTTCTATAGCCATTACTCTTCTCCTTTACTTAATAAACTTTTAATCTCTGGACCTTTTTCTTTTACCTGTGCTAATATACTTTCAGGGACTACATTAGAATCAATCTTAGAAGGTTCTATGTTTTTAGTAGCTCCTTTTTTAATATCACTTAATACATTTCTAAATTCATTTACTTTATTATCAAAATCTTCTTTATCATCTTCCTCATCAAACTCATCTAAATCATTACCTTCTATATTATATTTAATATTAGCTTCTTCACCTATAGCCATAATAGTATACATAACTGGTTCAGCTAACAACATCATAGTATCTGGAGATATTTTACCTTCGTTAAACTTAGCATATAAAATAGCAGTACCTAAGTCTGCAACTGCTGCACCTTGAGCTAAAGCAGAAACAATATTTTTCATAGCTTCAGGTTGCATTATAGAGCCTACAACATCATCTAAAGCTTCTCTTGGGTTTGTAAACTCTGGTGGAGTTTCCCAAGGGTACGGGTCTTCAGTATCTCTTGTCAAGCTTTGTCCCGGTATTGGTCCGCCTTTACTTGACAAGTTGACAAGATTATCTAATCCTTCTTGACTAAACTTAGCTTCACCTCTTATTTTAGGACCAGTATCAGGTGCTATTTCATCTATAGTAAAACCTGCATCTAATCCATCTAGTACAGAAGAAGCGGCAGCTTCACTTAAACTAGAAGATATAACAGGATTAGGTTGTCTTTTAGGTGTACTCATTAAGCTACTCCGAATGTTTGTTGTCTAAATAATTCAGAACCGTATTGTGTACTTGGGTCTTGGTTACCATACATCATGTGTTGATATATACTGTCTGTATTAATTCCTTGTTGAGCTGCATAAACTTTTAAAGGGTCTAAATATTCTCCACCTTCATAAGCTGCACCAGACATTGAACCTTGTTGTTCAGGGTCTCCAGCTATATATTGTTGAGCAACTCCTGTAAGAACTCCTGTTGCGACTCCTGTTGCTACTGACCCTAATGCTGTAGTAAGTTTAGGATGTCTAGCAAACCAACTTGCTTGTGGAGCAGCAGTAGCAGCAGAAGTTCCTAAAGCGTTAGGAACAGTAACTGCTAATTGTTGTGCTGCAGTTCCTCCAACTGTACCGACCATGCCAGTAGATGTAGCATATGAACCTGCTGTAGCAGCCGGAAGAGTGCCAGTAGTAGCAGCTAATTGTTGTGCTGCAGTTCCAGTAGCACTAGAAGCAGCAGAAGCTCCGGGAAGTGTGCTTGGTAAGTTTAAACCCCCTGCAGTACTAGCTTGAGCAGCAGCAGCAGGATTTGTGCTTAAACCAGCTACTTGTTGGCTTAAAACGTCTTTTCCTGCAGCAATTTGAGAAGTAGTAGCAGTTGTCGTACTAGCAGCAGGAGCTAAATTAATTCCTGTAACTGCTGAAACACCTGTACCAATTGCACTACCAAGAGCAGCAAAAGGTTGCATAACAGCTCCTACATTTAGACCAGCTACTGTAGCTCCAGTAACTGCTTGACTTGCACCAACCATCCAACCTGTAAAACCACCAGCACCTGCAGTAGCTCCCATAGCACCAAGGGCTGCACCTCCCGTGACTACGACTGCAGCAGCA